TTTTATTTCAATCTTCTCCAGTCTAAGGCGCTTTGTGCACCTGTTGGAAAGGATATGATTGAGGAAGCTTATGACAAACATCTTAATTCCCTCTGTCGACCTTTGGAAGACGTGAAGGAAGTTCCTAAACATCATTTAGACGGTCTTTTCGAGTATGGAAAGAAAGTAGGTAAGAGGGTCCAACAACTGTATGAACCAAACGTGAGCCAGCTCCCAAATATGAGAGCTTGTGTCTCACGAGGTAGACACTTAGGTGGAAACCTCGAAGATCTTAAAGAAAAGGATCTCCTTAACCTATATTCTAATCATCCTATAAAGTCATTAGATTGTGATGTTCGGTTAGAACCTTATGTGGTGGGCCTATTCGGACCCCCCGGTTCAGGTAAAACAACACTCATGCAGTCTATTATACAACAAATAGGGTACTTATTGTATCCTGACTTGACAATTGATCAACTTCGCTATTCCCGATCGTGCTCAACTAAGCACTGGGATGGCTATAATGGTCAACCAATTGTTGTTCTAGATGACTTTGGACAAAACCACGCAGACCGTAATGATATTGTCGAATTTGAAAATATTGTCTCCGTAAATGACTATGTTTTACCAATGGCAGAATTGAGTGAGAAAGGGCAAAAATTTAATTCACCCATTATAATACTCACATCAAACTGTAGATTTGGTGATACCTTAGTCACAACAAGTTCCACTCATTTGGAAGAACCGTGGGCCGTTTGGAGGAGAATTACTTTCCCCCTCTTGGTACACGACAAGAAGTGCTTCGAAATTCATCCGAAGGCTTCAGGCAACCAAATTAATCTATGGAACCGTAAATATTTCGGGAGTGGCGAGAAATGTACGGCTAGTTTACACTGGTCACAGGCAATGAGCCATTATCCTCCCGAGGAGACATTTTCATTAGAACCTTATAAAGGAAGTGTAACAACAATCGTCCAGCGAATGTTGAAAGAGATGGATGAAAGATTTGATTATCATAAATTCAACTTTCAAGGAGTTTGGGGACAAACAATTTCTCGTAAGAGAATAGAATGTATTCCTAGTCATGAACCACTACTATGGGATGTCTATGTTAATGATGTAGACTTACCTAACAGTGATAAAGACTGGACCCTCGAACTTCAATTTCCATCTCATCCCCCAAAGGAAACTCCTGTGGTCAAAGCGCAAGCATTGTCCGAACCATTAAAAGTCCGGATGATCACCGCCGCTGAGTCAGAAACGAAAGTCCTACAGCCATTTCAAAAGGCACTTTGGAACTATCTTTCTGAGCAACCGCAGTTTTGTTTAACCAATGGGGTTAAAGCTCCCTGGTCAGAACACGAGTCCTTCGAAGATGATACACTTCCATGCATATACCGTATTGAAACAATGATACAGGAAATACAAAGTCGAACAGATGAAGACTTTTTATGGCTATCGGGTGATTACACGGCAGCAACGGACAACTTCCCTATGTCAGTAACAGAGGCTCTCATTGAGGGCATTCTCTCTGAAATTGACCATAAACCCACTCAAGAATGGGTTCGATGGGAGTGTTCAAGTCACCGTATATTATACCCGAAAGGTAAAGAAGGTCATCAAACATCAGGACAATTAATGGGGAGCCTATTAAGCTTCCCTCTCCTATGTTTTCTGAACGACTACATTGTTTCATATTCTGGATTTACCCCTTATTCATATCTGATTAATGGGGATGATGTTGTTGCTCGTGGATCTATGGAAACAATCGAGAAGTGGCGCAATCAAGCACCACAGGTCGGTTTATCCTTGTCCTTAGGCAAAAATTTTATTGATCCAGACTTTTGTACTGTTAATTCACAATTATTCTATAACGGAAGGGTACTTCACACTGGCAAAGTTTCATGCCAATCACGTGTTGGAGTATCTCTTTCCTATTGTTTTGAGGAAACCCA